ATCAGTTGCTACAACACATAAAGCATCAATAAGATTAAAGCCAGGTAAACCTGCTTTCTTACCATCCTTAGTCTTATAGAAGTTTTCACCACTCTTATTAGTTACATACATGGTTTCTCTATATTCTTTACCATTAATGTCTAATACTAAGCCAATGCCTAAAGCACCTGAATTAGCTGGTTTAGCGTATGCAGTCTTTACAGTAGCTAAATAAATATCTGAATCAAATAATGTAAAACCACCTAAGTTATCAGTTGCTTCTACATCCATGTTAGCTGAATTTAAGTTTGATAATAAACTCATTTTATTTCCTCTTAATTAAGAATAATACTCATTTAAATGATTAAGTAATAACTGACAGTCATTGTCAATATATGTATGGGCTTTATCCCATAATCCCATAGGTCCTCTAATACGAGAACCAGTAGAATCCTTTGTCTTTCTGGTTTGAAATACATACTTTAAACCAGAATCCTCTTCTTCCTCAGAGATAGTTAATAAATCATTACTATAGTTTTCCATAGCTTTAGTGGTTAATGTCTTAGCCATAACTACTACTGAGAAATAAGCTTCTACACCATTACCCTTTAAAGCACCTTTAATAGGTACACTAGTTTTATACTCTAAAGTCTTCTCATCTAATGTATCTTGTACGTGTGCAATAAAGATAACAGGCTTATTAAATTTAATAACTCTATCTTGTAACAGTGCCTTAAAGAATTGCTGATAGTCACTCCAACCTTTCATAGTATTAGCTGAACCTAGTACATACTTAGATTCAAACATTTCCATTAAAAAGGTTAAACTATCTACAATAATTCCAGCACAAGATGTATCAGTATTAGTTGCATGGTCAAATGCTTCTAATACTTGATACGGGTCTTCAATTCTGTACTCTTTAAACTTAGAAGCAAAAGGTAATCTCTTACCTGCTTCTGTATTTAAGTAATACCAATTTTCCTGGTTCGTGATATTGCGTAAGCTGGCACTCTTACCTGTGCCAGACTCACCACATACTAGAACCAGCTGAGTATTCATATCAGCCATTCGATTCTCCTACATAACACTTGGCTAAAGACCTGAATATAGTATCATTAAGTTCATCATCAGATAAAGGATTTTCTAACTTAGAATTTAATTTACATACTTTAAGTTCTACATCAGCTAAATCATAACCACCATCTTTAAGAGCCATAGCATATTTATGAAGATTTACATTTCTATCACCCTCTTTCTTAATAGTTCTATAGAACCATTTCTCAAGATTAGATAAGTCTTTAATATCCTTATTCTCTTTCTGGAAATCTTCATTAGATTTACTACGTGGTACAAATGGTAATACATCAAATAATTCACCATCATTAATAAAAATCTGTGAATTAGGATTTGTTTCCCATTTCTTTTCTCTCTGGTTCGATGAATAATCCGATTTAAACGGAACCCACAACAGGACATTATTCATAAATTCCTTGTAAGTATCCTTATCTAAATCTAATACATAGTTAGTAGGAAATATCATTCTAAACCTGTTACAACTGTCTGTATGACTCTTTGTTGTATAAATACAGAATTTATAATCCTTAAATATTTCCTTAGCTGACTCAATACTTATTTCTCCATCACAATCTAGAACTACTAAATTAAATGAATCTAAAGTATTTTGTGAGCATCTATGTCCATCTTTCATGTGATGATTTACCCAATGTAGCTTCTCGCCTTTAGGTCCAGTCATCTTTCCTAGATTACATATAGTATTCCAATCTACAGTAGCATTTTCATAACCGTATGCTTCGTGTGTAGATGCACTGATAATTAACTGGTTTAGATTAGTTTCACCTAATCTCTTACCTCTTAATTTCTCAATATCACCTTCAAATTTAGATGTAATCAAAATACCATTATTAACACCCCAGGCTTTAGCCATAGGAATGTTTGTCTTAATAAAGGTTGGAGTAGCTTTATAGAATGGTAACTTTTCATCTAAATCAGCATGAGTTAAATCAGTATCCATAGAGCCAATATACTTAGCTATCTTTACATACACTGGTTCCTTATGTAATACCTTAATTAATGCCTCACCTGCTTCTTCTACAAGCTTTATAGCCTGATAGACGTAATCAACTGTCAGAAGAGTAGACTGGTCAAAGAAAGCAAATATACCTGCAATCTTTAATACCTTCCAATATCTGTTTTCTAATTCAGTACGTCTTACTGCCTCATATTCAGATATTTCTAATGATTTATTCTTACAATCCAGTTCATACTCTGTTAATAAAATACCTACATCATCAGGTACTTCAATTTCAAAGTTATGTAACATAGGATTAGCTAAATCTGCTATTCTCTTCTTCCAGGTTTGGAATAGAGCGGTGTTTTGAGGGTTAATCTTAGCTTCATATAATTCTTTAGCTGTATGACCCTGGAAAGTAGATATTTTACTCTCTAAGCCACAGGCTAAACATGTACGTCTACCATAACCCTTTTCCATCATTTCATAGAATTGGTCTTCAGTAACTGAACCATCAAACAGTCTAGCTGGAGTACCAAATAACAACATATTTGCTGGAGTATTACCATCAAAATCATCAGTTCTCTTGTTGTCATTAGTATTCTTAACTAACTTCTGTTTAATAGCACCTACATCATATAATTCAATAAAGTCATTTAGAACATCTAAATTACCTACTAAATTATCACCAATCTCATCTACGATAAGGTTAATGGAACCAGAGTTAGCCATTTGTAATTTAACTACTAACTGTTTAATAGCAGCATCTGTACCTGAATCAAAGAACATCTGATATGCTCCTAAATCAGTATACATCTTGTTTAAACGCTTATACTCATCATCCTGAGATAAACCGCTCTTAACAGCTTTAGCTGTAGCTAAATCGGTAATATGTTTATCTGCTAATAAAGGCATAGTTTCACTTACGAATCTAGTCTTAAAATCAGACATAATCTCTTCCAGTATGTTAACACCAAAAGTCTTACCATAACCACTTCTAGCTAAAGCAATAGTAAAGATATTTAATGGAACTATACCTCTATCCTTACTCTTAATGTGTGCTCTCATACAGGTACTTACTGTACCCATGAAAAACATGGCAACCTGTCTGTAATAGTTTCTATCAAAGTTGTTAGTCTTATTACATACAATATCTACTAATTCTTCCAGCATAGGATTATGCTGAATCTGGTTTAAATTAATCATTGAAGTATTGTTTCCTCTGTTCACAAATAGGAGCTGCAGCACAGTACTGACATCTACGTACCTCACCTGGGACAAACTTAATTATTCCTGGTTTACCAGTAGAGAAGTCTCTGGCTTCCTTTTCAGAATCAAAATTCTTAGTTGCTCTTACAGCGTCTGGTTTAGAATAATATTTCCAAACTCCTGGTTTACGCCATAATTCCTCATCAGTACATTGAGGCATATCCTTTTCAGATTTACCCATATATGTAGTAATCTGGTCTAACTTATCTGAAATCCACTTTTCAGTCTCTACATTAGACATTAAAGGAATATCTTTATACAGTATTCTAGATTTAGGATAATCATCTTTAATCTTTGCTTCTGTAGCGTTCCAATCAGTAAAGATAAAGCAGATTCTGATAGAGTCTTCTGTAATCTTATCTGGGTTTAACCACTTATAAATGGAACCCTGAAGTTTATAGTCTTCATCCTTAGAGCCAAAAATCCAAGTATAAACTGAAGTTGACTTGAAATCATGAAGCTTACCATCTAATACAAAGTCAAACTTACCTCCAATCTTATAGCCTTTAAGATCTCTTACGGCTCTCTGTTCAATATAAACAGGAATATCACCTTCAGATACTTCCTCAGGATTAACCTTAATCTTATCAACTACAGATTCACTAATACCTAAAGACACTAATGCTTTCTTAGGCTCTCTATGGAGCCAGGCAGACTCAATACCGTCATGCAGACTGGTTCCCATTTGAGCAGGAATCCATTCACTAATATCTGTTACTACATCAATCTGTGATGCCTGTTTACCTAAGCAAATTTGCTTTGCTGGTTTTAGAAGCTGAGTAGCACTAATGTACTTCTCATCGTTAATGTAATCATAAGAATCACTCGCCAGCCATACAGCAAGAGGTAAAGGAATATCAAATGTATTAGATAACTTCATATTGTCTCCATAAAAAAAGTCCCTCTAAATTAGAGAGACTTTATTATATAAAAAGTGTATTTTAATTTTCTAGATCAAAATTCCATTCTTCTAATGATTGAAATCCTAAAGGTACAACGTTAATTAAGCTAAACTCTAATACCTTTCTGTTGGCATGTCTGCTAACTATTTTATTCATTAGATTTATGTTGAAAAATTCAATCTCTTTACGAGAGATGTGAGGGTTGTCCCCCGTGACAGCACCATTTACTAGACCTAATCGCTCAACATTATCCTGTTTATTTAAATCTAGATAAGTGTATTGAGCAACTAAGTAGAAATAGTATTTACTTGTTGTTTCCATGAGTAAGTTCCTCAATATATTGTTTAGTCATAGCTATAAGCTCTGGCTCAGATACCTTATTTGGAACTCCAAACTCATGTGCCCAATCTGGGTAAAATATACTAAATTCCCCACCAAGATGTACATTAGGATGCCATATCTCTGGGTCTTCCTGCCAAGATACTGCCTGAATCAAATACTTATTAGAGTAAAGTATAACATCAATGTCATCTTTTACAAGAAAATATTCTGCATCATGTATATGTGCTACAGGTCTAATATCATATTTATACTCAGATTTGCGAACTCTGTCATTAAATTCAATACCTGCTCTATTATTAAGTAAACAGTAAGACTGTCCTAAAGCATTAGCTGCTGTTCTCCTTTCTTCTTCAGCTTCTCTAGGAGTCTGTCTGATGCCCATAATAGATTGATGTATCTTATTGGTTCTAACTCTTAATCCAAAAGCTACAGTTAAGTAACCATTTTTCTCTGCCTCTTTTAATTTATTATTAACCCATTCATCAGATACCTTATACAACTCATGAAATCTATCAAAAATTTGTTTAGCTTTCTCTTCAGAAAAGCCACAGTTTTTCATAAGAGTCTGAGGTACAGCTTGATATGTAAGAGCAAACGTTGGAGCTTTAGATTCTTGTCTAAGCTTTGGGTATTTTTTCTTAATAGAATTAATAATTTCTACTTCTGCATTAGCTTTATCTATTTCTTCTATAAGCATTAGAATTTAACCTTAGCTAATAAATCATCTAAATCTTTCTTAGAACCACCAAGCTCTAAAGCAAGAACAATCTCATTAACTTTAGTATTAATATCGCTCCTTAACTTTTCTATATCTTTAAGGACTTTCTTGTAATCCTCTGAAGCAATACAACTTAATTCAACACTGTTGTTTTTTAAATCTTTTTCAATAGATATATAGTTAATGGAACGATAACCAATACCACAAGTGTACTTTTGAGCTAAAGGAAGTTTAGCAAATTCTTCTACAATCTTTTCATATCTTGCTCTAAAGTCCTTCTTAAGAAACTCATAATCAGTATTTTGCTGTTCTTCCAGTTTTTCCTTAATCTCATGAAGATTTTCCATTTTTGCTGATGCTTTATTGTTGACTGCTTCTTCAATAGCTTGTTTAACAATGCTAGTTACTTTCATTTCTATATTCCTTTAATTTAGGGTTAAATTCATTTAAATACTCTACAGAGCCATCGTCTTTAGTTACCTTATATACTTTACCTTCTTTATGTATCTCATCTAATTGAGCCTGAATATCAGGCATCTCTTCTTTAAAATAAGTAAACGCTCTAAGGCAATGTCCATCGTAGCCATGCTCATACACAGCTATTTTATTAGGGTCTTTAGTTGTTAGAGTACTAATTCTATCCTCTAAACTTGCAAAGTCTAATCCTACAAATAACCATCCTGGAGGAGCACTAAAGCAAGATTTAATAATCTTTGCATACTTTGAACCAGTAGCAGGGATCTGTTGTAAGTTGGGCTTAGAACTACTTAATCTACCTGATACAGTACCTCCTAGATTAAAGTTACCAAATAGATAATGCCAGTTATCTTCTTTTGAATAGAAAGCTTCTTCAAAAGCTGGGATAAAAGTTGTAAGGATTTTATCCACCGCAAAATAATCAAGTAAAGCCTTAATCAATTCTTTTACTTTATCATCATTAGTATGATTAAGTAATTTTTCTAATGTAGCTGCATCTGTACTTGGTTCCTTCTTTTTGGTGGTACTTAATACAGGTAGTCCTAGAGTGTCATAGAATAACTCTCTAAGCTGTAGACTAGAATTAGGATTAAATACTTCTTTAGCATCAGCTAAAGTTACTTTCTTTTTCTTTAAAACCTTATTTCTATTCTCTACCCATAACTTATTTAACTTAACAGTAAAAGAAATAACATACCTATTATTCATAATAGTAACTAGAGCTTTATCCCTATGGGAAGTTAACTCTTTCTTTACTTCTATTACTCTAGGCATATTAATAGGTAAACCTGTTAATTGCATTTGAATAATATCTACTAATGCTGGTTTAAATAGAGTCTCATAGATATTTCTTTGCTTATCTGTATCTACCTTATCATTCCATTTATTGAATACGAACCAGGTAGATAAAGTATCTTTTAAGTTATATTCAAGCAATTCTTTAGTAGGAATTAAAGTTAAATCTGTAATGTTTTCCTTAGCATAATTACCAGCAAAATGTTTAGATTGTTCTTTAAGACTTAAATGATTAGCTGTACAGTTATTAGTAGCTAAATAAGTAAGAATCTTTGTATCATCAAAATTATTTAGCATTACTGATAAACCTTCCAGTAATCCCTTAGTATCTGTAATATATTTCATCCATAACTGATAAATTAATACAGTTGCATCAAAGCTAATGTTATGAAATATAAGTTTACCTTTATAAGCCTCAAAGAAATCTTTTAATAATATTCTTACACAAGTATTTCTTTCTTTAGTAAATCTATCATCTACTAGAAAAGCTACTCCTTCATGTTCATTCCAAGCAAAAGAAATAGAAGCTAATCCAGCAGTAGGATGCTTTAAACTAAAGGTTTCAATATCACAGGTTAATCTGTCATATTTAAGTAACTCACATAAAGTATCTTTAATTCCTAAATAACTATTAGGATATATACCTTTATGAATAATGTCTCCTGGTTCAGAATATTTACCAGCTAAATAGTTATTTATCTGTTTAATACCAAAGTCATAATCTTCTTTAGTTTCTTCAGGAAAATAGAACATATTAGACATTGACGGTAAATAAGTAATATTTACCTCAGGAGTTGTTCTAATATATCCTATTTCCACTGAAGGCTTACAAGCCTTATAGATAGCTTGATAGAATACAGCATCAAAACATACAACCAGATTTATACCATTCTTTTTAAAATCTGGAAGTAATTCTTTATTGTATATATCTCTGGCTTGAGTAACTGATAGTTTATTTCTTGGTAGGATATACTCTAAATAATTAGAGTTAATTTGTTTATATAGTGAAGGATAATCATCTTCTTTTGCTGGTATAAGATATGCAATCATAACATTCTCATTCCTAAATAGTACTCAAATAAGTCAATATTCTTAAGATAAATATCATCATTAGTATGTTCAGCTTCATGCCATAAAGTCTCATACTTTGGAACCAGTAAGATTAACTCTTTAGGTAAAGAGTTAACTGCTTCTGCTAGTGTGGTAGCTTTAGATAATATTAATCCTAGTATGAGATATAACTTACTTTCCTCTCTTTTAATCTTTTCTTCTGTTTCTAGGATTTTTTCTAATCTAGGTATATATTCCTTTTTTAACTCTTCCAGTTTCCATACGGGTAATCTTACAAACCCGTTTAAACTGTTAGAAGCATAAAAGGCTCTACCTAGATATCTAAAACCTTTACATTCTATATTATTCTTAACTACCAATTCATCAATAGTTTCAGTAATAAGTTTTAAAATAGGCTTTCTTAATTCATCAATTAAGGTCTGCCTTAATTCAAAAATAAGAGCTGTGTTTCCCATTATAAAATTACTCCATATTTTTCTTTTAAATCTCCATAGAAATAAACATTATTTCTGGCTCTAGAGATAGCCACATATAGTAATCTTCTTACCATATCAGGCTGTCTGCATTTCATTAAATCCTCTAAATCAATGAATACATCATTTACAGTAGAGCCTTGAGATTTATGTACTGTACAACTATCTCTATTTCTTAAATCACCAAAGTAATCCTTAATAGTGTAAAACTTCTTCCAATCTTTATTCTTACGTAAGAAGTTTAAAACTTTCTTATAATCCTCTGGGTCTTCAAATACTCTTAATCCTTTTGTGGCTCCAAATTTATCTGTAAATGTACAAACCCTATATAAAATATCCTCTGGATAATAATCTTTAGGTAAACACGTACTATCTCCTAAAAAGGTTAAAGTTAATTCCTCTTCTGTTTTCACAATAAGTGAACCATTTCCATCATGTACTGCATTGTTACATACGTACCTTGAGTTAAGGGTTAAGAAGTCTGTATTACCTCGTAACTGCTGAATATACTTACTGTACTGGATGCTATTTAGATTAGTATAACTAACAATTAAATTGTCATTCTTAACATCATTAAAATTGTTATTTATATAATCTATAGCTTCCTTATCATTTAACTTTTTAATTCTGGAACCAGTAGTAATAGTGATAGGCTTAGAGTCAATAACTAAGCTCTTAACTGCCTTGTTTAAATCATATAATTCTTTCTCACTGGTTCTCATAATTTTATGTAACTCAAGAAGAGAATAGCCCTGAGTGTACACAGGAGAAATGGATTCTTTTACTGGAGGTAACTGGCACCAGTCACCTACAAAGATAACCTTACAATTTGCACAAGTCTCTTTAATATGTTTAAAGAGGTTCTTATCAATCATTGAACATTCATCAATGATGATTACGGTAACATAGTTAACTGCATCACCTACTATAATGTGCATCTTAGAGGTTTTCTCTAACTTAGTCTCTCCTGAAGTAGTATTAACTACAGTGAGTCCTAAAAGAGAGTGAATGGTTTCTACAGGATAGGTAGTATTATTTGCTAAATTCTCTACAGCTTTGTTTGTTGTAGCTGTAAGATATACCATTGGTAATTTATGCTTTAAGCCTAAAAGCTTACATAAATTATTGGTATCTCTATCAATATTTCTTACAAAGTGTTCAATCAGAAAAGATTTACCTGTACCGCCTGAACCATCTAAAATAATTGAGGACTCAGGTCCTACCATAAAACTTACTAATCTCTCATAAACTTCGTTTTGCTCTTTGTTTAACATAATCGTCTCCATTGCTATTGACATTTTTTAAAGTAATCCTATACTTATAGATGATTACTTAATGACCCAAAACAGAAACCCTACCGTTGCTTCTTATCTTCATTACGGTAGGGTTTTTGCTTTACTTCTTTTCTTTTATCTTTTGTAGTTCATCTATTAATGAATCAATCTCTTTAACATATTTTACTTCTTCAGGATCATCTGATAGAGCATAACCTACTCTTGTCCATAAAAGATGATTGATTAGCATATCTATGAGTCTTTTCCTCATTTTTTAATATTCCTTAATTTTTGTATGTTATAATTACATCAACCTTACCTTGTATGACTATGAGCTTGAATAAGCCTATCTACTACATACAGGGGTACTTAGTAAGTTTCATTCCTTCTTCTCACTCATTTCCTTAACTAACTCTTCTGCACTTTTATTTATTTTGCTAATGCCGTACTTTTTAATAATCTTTTTGGTTTTAAGAATGTGTACTACTATCCAAAACGGATAAAAAATTAAACCATTTGTTAAAACTAGAAATGGTATAGTTAATAAGCTAAAAATTGAATATATAAACGTGGTAAAACATTTTATATATTCGTTATAAGACCATTCATAAGGCTTTAAGCATCTGACCTGATACCTGCAAAAGTCAATGTGAGATGCTGTTGCAATTCCTACATCTGAATTATGATTATATTTTTGTAATAACTTTGTTTTGATTAGTTTTATTCTTTAACCTTTCTGGTCTTTACCTGATTTGTAAATAATTTAGAAAAATAATAAAAAATAAGCCAGTACAGAATAAAAACGCAATAACAATGCAAAAAATTTTTTCTGATTTCGTTGTTTCATAATTAACAAGAGCAAAAGAAGCAAAAAATAAAATTACCCCTAAAATGAAAGTAGAGCAGATAGCCACTTTTTCAACAAAATTATAAAAATCATAAATAGTGTGTGTATCCATTTTTAATATCTCTTTTTAAAATTTCCAAAATGGTTTTTTAATATCTACACTTAAACAGTCATGAAAATCCCGTAAACCTATAACTTCATAATTTCCAAATTTTTCACAAAACAGCTTATAGTTAAATTGAGATGTTAAAACATCAAATTTTCTTTCACCGAACCAGAACAGTATTCTTTTGTATTGTTGTGCATCAATATAGCCATTGAATAAATCTTTTAATTTTAATTTCATTTTTAATCCTTACCTTGAACGGTTAATTATAATAGTCATACAAACTATATATACAATCATTATAATTACCACATCACTCATCATCTAACCTCTTTAAATTCCCAACATGTATACAACCACAGGAGTGTCATGCTGACCAACAGCCAGCTTTCCATTTACAGCACGAATATTGAGTACTTTATAACTAAATAGATGTGGCATGTTTTCTATAATGTCGATAACAGTATAAAATTCAATATCTTTAGTTGCATCTACAACAACGCCAATATAGTCACTAAAATTATGCTTTCTTAAACATTTGATAAGTTTCATTTTTAATCCAACCTTAATGTTCCTAGAAGTCTATCTGGGAACCAGTAAGTATTTCCAACATATTTTTCAAACCACTTATTGATTAGTTCTGTAAATATTTCCTCAGCATATTTTTCAATACCACCAAGTATAAAACCAATGTCTAATCCCTCTTCTTCAAGGGTTTCTAGCATACCTTCAAAAATTCTATGGGTATTTAGACAGTCCTTTGCAAACTTCTTTGTGTAGATGAAAATCTTATCATCATTTTCTTTTGCTTTAGATAAAGCGTCATCTAATTTATCTGTAATATATGAAAGCTCATCTATGCAGTCATAATCTACTTCTACAATAAAACAAAGTTCATCTGCTTCAAATTCACCATAAGGTTTAACTAGACCATATAAATTATTCATTGTATATTCTGTTAATTCTTTCATTTTTACTCCTTTACAGATTGGCTGGATCATAGAATATCTGAAGAGTTGCACTTACAATATCATAAGTTGCGTTTTCCACTGGTACATCCAAAAACAGATACTGTGTCTCAAGCAGTTCTATCACTGACCCTTCAAAGTAAGGAGTCTTCCCTTCGCAATAAGATTC